GGTTGAAATCCTGACCCGTGCTGGTGCTAAGATGTGTTTCTTTGTGCAGGATGACAAGCGCTCTGCGCGTGCCATCCAGGCCTTCAAGCCTGCGCACAAGGCCGACACCTTGCCGTACTCTTTGTCGTTTGGGAAGTGGTTGCGTGACGTGTGGTCTGCAGAAGTATCGGAACAGAGGCACCGGGTGGTTTACACCTCCGGCACCAAGTCTGACCGGTTCTATGAATTCCTATTGTCCGCGCCGCCTACCCGTGGCTACCTTATCTTTCTTTATGGCGATGCATCAAAGAATGACACTCATACACGATTGGGAGCGATGCGTTTCATTAGAAGCGTTATCCACCGTTTTAGTAACACCAATTGTGGACATTATAAGTGTTTTCAACGTGCATGTGGCAAAGAGGAAAGGCATCGTGGCACGACTGAAACTGGGATGGTGTATAAGTGTGTGTACCAGATGAGTTCCGGGTCCGGCATTACTAGTGCTGGTACCTCGGTTGAGACTGGACGCATTGCTTTGACCGCCGGACGCAAGTTCGGTACCTCTCGCTCTCTCGTGTTGGGTGATGATTTGTTCGCTTGTATAGCCACTGAGCACGACGTTGAAGACGTCGTCGAGGTGTACAAGTCGGTGTATCGAGCGGCTGGGTACGAGGTCACCGTTGGTGCAGAGATTATTGATCCTAGTAATCCTATCTCCATCAACGCTGACTTTTGTTCTCAGTTGTTTTGGCCTGTTGTGGAGGATCAGGGATGTGTCATGGGTGCCAAGATTGGGCGCACCATTGTCAAGACATTTCATTCACATAAGGACCAGCCAACGTTCGTTCACCTGCAGTACTTGAAGGGCACGTGCATTAGTCTCTTAGAGAGCACTGCACATGTACCTGTACTGCGAGTTCTCATCCCAAAGATGCTGTCGTTGCTGGACGGTGTCCGAGCCCAATACGTCGTGGACTACCAATACAAGGCATACCTCCAAAATTCTTATGAGTTGGACGAGGAACGTGCCGCAATTCTCGTGTGGGATCGCTACCATTTGGAGTGGAGCGATATAGTGGAGTTAGAGGCATTGTGTGATACTATCACCAAGTTGCCATGCTTCATTAGTTCCCCGGCCCTGGACGCCATCATTGCAGTCGACTTTCCGGTCAAGCAATAGGTGTTCACTGTGCTCCCTACCTTAGCTAGCCTTCAAAAGTATCACCTGCAGGTGGTGGTACAGCTTTGGTTGAACCTGCAACACCCATACATCGCACGTGTATGTGGTTTGATATAAATTCGTGCGCCCAGGCCGTCCATGGGGAAGGCGGCCTATTAAGTATAGGGTAGATGTGTGTGGAACGTTGTATTATTAGTATTTTAGGTTGTGTTATAGATTGTTGGCACTCGGCTTACATTTATTATTCGCGTTTTCGGTATTGGTTAACTTATCTTGTCTGTGTTCATCATGGCTAGAATTGTGACTAAGGCTGATTTCGTCGCTAAGGCGGTTGGCAGGGGTGCGTCGAAGCAAGATGCTGAACAACGCTGGAAACAGCGTTTGGCGTCAATGCGGACACAAGGTGCCCCCCAACGACCGATAGGTGGGAAGAGGGTCAAGGAGTATGTACAGAAGATCGAGCGGAATAAACTGTCGGTTGGAGCGTCGCGCGTGGTTAAAATGATGGTGGAACAGAGTGACCCGGGTATTCGTGTCAGTCCAGTTATAGGGGGTGCCCCTACTGGATTGTTCAAAGTGACCCAAGTCTTTACACCACCAACCACCAACGACAGCGACAACGATGGTCGATTCGCAGCGATCTTTACCCCCCGACTTGGGATCCCTGATCCGATCCCAAGTGGGTATTCATCCGTGGATTGTTACGCTAACTATATTGTTGACGGCCAAAGTGCTTATCCTAGCACAAATTGGCGTCAGACTGGCAATTATCTTAGCGGAACAAACCTCGGGTCATCTGTACGTACGGTTGACGACGCGGGGGTTCTGACCCGTTACGAAGAGTCTAGGGGTGAGGTTACAGGCAGTGCTGCTGGTGGAACACTAGC